AATACACTCCTCAATGTAGTCGGAGTCTACTGGGATACCTCCCTGGGCTGCTTTCCGATTCATAACGCTGATCTCTCTTTCCTTTTTCGGCCACAGGGGTTCAAGTTTCTGCCAAAGAGCCAAACAATATTCAGAGTCCTTGGTCGCGTATTCAAGAACCTCTTCCTTGAATAGAGAGTCCATGCCATCCCACTTCTGCCCCTTCATGGTGTCGCGGGTTTCTTTACTGAGATCTATGCCCAAGACAGCTTTTGAAGCTCCCTTCAAGTTTCTGGGATGGCCACAATACGCTGCCATATCTGCGGTGCAGTGCCACTCAGCGTAGTTGACTTCATCCCACCAGTTCATTCCTATGCCGAATAGGTAAAGGGTTTCATCGAAAGCAGCGTTATGCGAGAGGACTCTATTTCCTTCTAAGAGACTCCAATCAAATTCTTTCGGGTGTCCCACATAAACATATCCGTCATCTCCTACAACACTCACCATGTAAGCATCGAAGTCTGGGTGAGAGAAATAACCTAGCGGTCCCAGAACAGATATGGAGCATTCCTTGTCGTAGTAGGACTCAAAGTCCAGCGCGTATGTTTTCATTTTTGCTTCCCACAACAAAAGACATCGTTTTCATCTGTCCAGTATTCCAAGAGGATGCTCTCCTCCTCTAAGAACCCGATTAAACGCTCTGTCTGGTCGGGGTCGGGTTCTAGGGCTTCTACCAACGAGTGGAGGAAGTCTATCATTTCATCTGTATCAACGTCTTCAATATTTGTCATAAGTAAAAAAAAGACTCCGCCCATAATGAGCGGAGCCTATATTATTTTTGTTGTTTATGCTTCTTCCAACGAATCAGAAAGCACTTGATGGGCTGCGCCTAGTCTTTTGAGTTCAGTCTCCAAGTGTTCTTTAGCGGCTTCAAGTTCATCGAGTTTCTGTTCTAATTCGGAACGCACAGCCTCGATGTTGGCTACGTGTTCCTTGACGAGTTCAATGTCGTAGCTCATTGCTGAAACATTTCCAAGAACTGAACCACCTCATCAGCGGCTACCTCTGAGGAGTTTTCTAAGCTAGGAGAATACCAGCTATACTTGCCTTTGGTGAGCAAGATAGACTTCATATTCCAAACTTTAGCCGAAAGATCCGCCCCTGCGTTCACTGCTGCAAACGTAGCAAGACGCTTGTATGTGTTGCGGTAGGCATCCTTCTGGACGTTGATCCGTCCAAGAGCATACTGATTATCTCCAATCGGCACGGTGTATACCGTTTGGTCAGCATCCTCACCTCCGTGGAAGAGGATGCGGATGTCAGCGAACTCAAGGATCTTATATCCTGAGTCTGCTTCCAAGGCATCACGGTCTTCGTGGTTCCACGCGATGCGAGGCATCTCGTCCTCATCGAATGGAATGTCTTCACGCCAACCCTTACGGGCGGATACGATTGAAACCGCAACAGGTTCATCGGCTTCTGCGATGCAGTGCTTTTGATCCAGCATGATTGACCCAAGGGGTCCGTCGATCTGACTCATTTTCTGAACCAGGTTTACTTTGGGGATGTCGATGTCCTCCGGGTCGATGATGAATCCTGGAGTCGCGGACGACAGTTCTTTCTTATCTTCTACTATTTCCGATTTTGCCATTTTTGTTTTTGTTTTGTTTTGTTGTTTCTATTTCGAGAGTGTGAACCTCTCTTCAGACTTTGACATAATGCTCTTCTCTTCAAGCGTGTCAAGAAATTCTGTTTTTATTGCTGCTTTTTCTTTTGTTTTCGCGGTTTCAGATACCGCTTTCGCAAGCCTTCCGATAGGGAAAGATGCTAACTTCAAAAGATGGTCCTCGGTGATTCCGAAATCTTTAGCTGTCTCAATGAGTCCACCAACGTCTTCTATTTTAGACGTTGCGCCCATTGATTTTAATTTCAGCCCTGGGAAGACCATCCCCTCTTTCGCCAGTTGGACCGCTTTTCTTTTGTAGGACATAGCCCACTTTTCAACGACTTTCGCGAGGTCATAAAGGACTTCAACTTGTTCGGGATCATCTGCCTCATCAAAATCAACACCTTCAAATTGATGCCCTACTTTTTTAGCGACTTCCGAAACCAACCCCACCAGGGCAGGACACGACTCTTCGTGTCGGCAGAACCTGCAATTTTGTGTTGGGTTTAGGTTTTGAGTCGGAGGGGTTCCATCTTGCCAGTAGTGTCGTGTGCCAGTGGCTAAAGCGATCACCGTAGACAGTTCCTTTCTCAACGCGGGGACATCCTCTCTGGTAAATGTGTGGTGAGGGGATTCGTTGTAAAGCGGGATGTAGAAAACAAACGTGACCTCTTCTACTTCGGGATATTTTTGGAATACTCCCAAGGTGTAGGCTTTTGCCTGGTAGTTTTTCGACGGGTGGTCAATCTGACTTATCCCCGTTTTGTAATCCGCGAGAAGTGCTTTTTTACCGTTGTAAATGGTAAGCCTGTCGCATGTTCCAAACGTGGACAACCCATAGTCCAGTTCGATGTCTAAAACGATTTCATTGTAGTCTTCTTTCATTTTACTAATCTCCATTTAAACTGACCCCTAGCTTTTTCGGGGAATATTTTCAACAACTTTCTTGAGTCTTTTCTAACCACCAAGTCTATTTTCAAATCTGACAAGGTTTTTACTATGTTGGTTTTTTTGGGCCAAGCAACCTTCTCTTCTATTTCTTTGGAAGTGAGAACTTCCCCATCACTCAATTCTTTGAGTATCTTGTCTCTCAACGGACCATATTTTAAATCCATGCGAAATTTCTAAAATACATTCTTCAATTTTTCATAAAACTCTTCGTGGTGGGCGCAATGTCCTTCCCTAGCGAATAATATCAAATTCACCAAAAGGAACCTCAAACTCTTTGCCCATTGCACAGGATGCCCATAATACTCCCTTATCCCAGTCGATATGATCGACCATAAGTCGCTCCGTCCAGTATCGGATGATGCTGCCGACTTTGAGCGAGTCCGTGTCTAGCTCGTCGTCGCAATCGCAGTCTGGTCCTCCTCGGCAATTTGGGTAGTGGTGTTTCATTCGTTTTTAATTTCAATTTTTATTTATAAATGCAACCTAATTAAGCGATACAAAGCACGGAGTTAAATCCCCTAGCCACGACCCGATCTGGTTGAAGTAGAAAAACTCTTCAGCATCGTCTCTGCCCATGCCGTCTGCCTCTAGCCGCTGAAGAACCTTTTCTTTGTCATAGCATACGATAGGCTCTTGGCCGAAGCGTTCTACTACCCCAACGATGCAGTCATCATACCCGTCCATTACCAATAGATGGTCTGGATCAAAACCTGAGAATAAATCTTTATTCATTTTTCAATTTTTAGAGAGAGCTACTGGGCGGACATCTATCCAAAGAAGCCATCTCCACCTCCAACTCCAGAGCCAGTGTCAGAGCCATAGCCAGAGCCAGAGCCAGTGCCATAGCCAGAGCCAGAGCCAGTGCCAGAGCCAGAGCCAGGGCCATGGCCAGAGCCAGTGCCAGTGCCAGAGCCAGAGCCAGGGCCATGGCCAGAGCCAGTGCCAGTGCCATGGCCATCTCCAAAGCCAGAGCCATGGCCATAGCCAGGGCCATGGCCAGAGCCAGTGCCAGTGCCATAGCCATAGCCATCTCCAGAGCCATCTCCATAGCCTCTCATTTGGGTTTCGATTAAACTGCCCATACCTCCACGTTTGCGATGCTTTGCATCGCTGATTCAGTCGCTGCAATTATTTCGCAAACCCTGAAAATTTTGATTTCCTCAACTTCGCAAGGAAATTTACATTTATCAGGAGATTTTGTTCCTTCGGACGCGAGTTGCGATAAGCTCGCAGCCCCTTCCCAATACCACAGCCTACGCGCCGACAGAAGCGTAACCGTTCCGTCTGCGGTTTCTTTTTTCAAATATCCAGCGTGGACTCCGCTATCGGCACTCCGAATAATGACGTATTCCATTCCGTCAAGTTTGGTCGCCCTAGCTTGGTCGGCTCGTATATATTCAATTCCGTCAATGGTTATTGTATTATTTTTCATTTTGTTTTTTTTTTGTTGTTGTTTAGAGAGAGCTACTGGGCGGACATCTATGCTGTCTCATTTAAAATTGGGAGCTTTCGACCCCAACCCCCAGCTAAAATTAGTCTTCGGTCAATTCAATCACCTTAGCGCATCTCTTTGAGATCACCTTTATCCCATCTCTGAGAAGGCTGCGCTGCTCATAAATGTCAAGGTCAGCGGAATTATCGGAAATGCTTTTCAACAGTTCGTCAAGGTCGTGTTTTAAAACTTTGTATTGAAGCACCAAAGAAGCCTCATTTGGGTCTTCATTCATATTTTATTTCTCAAAGTTCGACATAAACTCGCGCTCCATCTCGACGATCTGCTCGTAGATTGCGACCTCCTCTTCGTCGTGGAGCGCACTAGGGTCATGGACTTCTAGAGCTTCATGAATCCTGGTTCCTCGTTCCGCTGCCTCTGAAGTGCCTTCTGTTCCGTGGAAGCCGGGACAAGCTGCCACATACTTCAATCCTGACGGGCCGAACTCTGCGTGTCCTCGATTTGAATGATCTGGTGTGTCCATTAGTTGTATGATAATTTAGATTTTTCTGGGTTAACTGTTTTCATCTTCACTATGCGCTCAAGGAAGTCAACATAATCTTCTGAGTATTTTGACTCCTTCTCGTAGCAAACTTTATGTTCTATCTCTGAGTATGCCATGCCAGCGATGATGCCGAAAAGGATTGCAGCTTCCTCGTCAATAGAAGTCTCTTTTCCTTTGATGTCGAGCTTATAGCGTTCGATCTCTAAGAAGGCTATCGCTTTGGCTTTAGCAAAATCAATTTTGAATATCTCTTCAATTTCCATGTAGCATCTCCATGTTTTGTATTTTCTTATTTATCGCTTTCACAACGTGTTCTTCAATCGAGTCAGCGGCCACAATGATTTGCTGAACCGCATCTGACTTAGCACCGTTTCGGTGAATCCTCCCCAAGCACTGTAAGTAGTGCTTTGCTGAGAACGTGGGGCTAATCAGAGAGACTCTGGGTCGCTCTCCATTAACATCGTGGAGAGATATGCCTGTCCCCCCAGCCGCGATATTAACTACGAGAACCTCGACCTTATCTTCTTGAAAAGAATCAATCGCATCTTGGCGTTCAGAAGCAGTCTGCCTACCGTCAATCTTAAGGCAGTCGAGCCTGGTGCAGAGGGCATCTACCGTGTCTGAGAAGTTTACGAATAGAACAACGCTGTTCCCCTCTAGCCTCAACTCTTCGGCCATGTCCGCTAGGTCAGGAACCTTCATAGCTTCTGCTAACTGTCTAGCCCTCAACAGGTTCACCAGAACGTGTTCGCTATCCTCGACTGTATGGTCTTCCAGTAGCTTGTCTATGATCTCAGGGGTGATGCCCAGTTCGTCATAGGCTTTGATAATATCTTTATAGCTGGAGAATTGTATCGGCTTTACGAAGACCCGGTTATGCTTGAAGGAGTCGGGGAAGTCTTTCACTGTCAGTTTTTTGACGTTGGAAGAATACATCTTCTCTTTGATGGCGGGTAAGGTGTGCTTACGGACGCAGATCCACTGGTTCCAATCGTTTTTCACACATCCATTCCTCTTCATCCAGGAGAACCACGACTCATCTTTATTGAGGTTATGAAGCCCCAACATGAAACCCAATGCCCTCATCTCTGTTGGGTCTTCCGCTGCCGTAGCTGACATCCCGTGAACCCTATACCCCTGCTGGACTAAAGAGATTAGCATCTGGGCATTCTGGGTGAACGGAGACTTACAGGCATGAATTTCATCAATAAAGACTAAGCACTTGGGGGGTAGGTTCCAAGTCATTAGCTTTTTTCCCTTCTTGCTCATCCACTGAGTTCTCCCATTGCGGATCTTCTCATAGTTCAATACAAAGCAAGGCTCCACACCATGCTCCTTCAACTCACGCTCCCATGAAGGGACTACTGCCTTTGGGCAGATAACTGCCACGGGACCATCCCAATCCAAGGCAAGGTGGGCTGCGACTACTGTTTTGCCAGTGCCGACACTGGATGTGTCGAGGGTGTTCTGGCCTTTAGTGTGTGCCGCTACAAAGAATCCTTTGGACTCTTCCTGCTTCAAAAATAGAGATTTCATTCCCCTACTTTCTCACGGGCATTACCACGTATTCGGTGTCCTCAGACAACACCCTGATCGGGTCAGCCGAGTCACCGACACAAATTGTAACGGACTCTCCCTTAGTCGTTTTCAAGAACTGCTGCATGTAGTGGGGCTGCAAGGCAGTGGAGAAACTTTGTCCTTCTCCCTCCACAACCTCGTTCGCTTCTCCTTCTTCGGGAGCTTTTGAGGTGATGGTGAGAGAACCGGAAACACACTCCAAGCGAGTTACCGGGGACTTCGGGTTTGAGAAGAGGGCTGTCCTGCGGAATGCTGAACTTAGCTCAAACTTATCAAAGGAAGCAATGCGGTCAGTGTCCTCTGGCGAAGGCATCACCTTTCGGTAATCAGGGAACTCCGCAGCAATCGTCTTGCTAAATACCTGGGTTGTTTTGGTCGCCAGCCGGACATAAGAACTTGCAACGTGGAACTCAATCTCCTCCTGCGAACCTGCCGCTTCAGAAATGATGTCTGCCGCTAAGGTGGGGAGGATTACCCCAGCCTTGGGATGTTCTCCATCTTCAATCGAGCAGACGGACAGTCTCCTGCCATCTGTGGCGACTACGCGACATCCATTTTCGTCTGCCTCAAAATATACCCCATTGAGCATGTGGCGTGTCGCATCGGCACTGGCGGCGAATACAACCGAGTTCAGTGCTTCTGAAAATCTTTCCCCGTTAAAATTAAAAACCTCTGGTTCCCCTGTCAGTGCGGGTCCACAATACTCATCCACTGGGAGTCCTTTGAGCTTCGCTGAGAAGCCCTCTGAGGATACCTCTATATCGTTTCGGACTTTCTTGATCTTTACGGGACCAGACATTGACCCCACCAAGCTCCTCATTCGTGATCCAGGGATCAGGACGCTGCCTTCCTCTTTCACTTCAGCCGTATCCGTAGCTACGACTTCTTGGTCAAGGTTGGTCCCACTGATGGACAACTTGTCTCCCTCCGCTTTAAGGAGGACATTCCCCAAGGCGGGGAGATTGCTCTTGGGGGCGGTTGCTTTGTTCGCCGCGCTGAACAATCGCATTAATTTTTCTTTTTCGATTTCTAGTTTCATAATTCTTGATTACAGTTTTCTCTGGTTGGGTCTGTGTAAATTTCCAATTCTGGGTAGGGAGTCTGCTCCTTCCCTTTTATTTCGTCAAGATGTTTTTTCCAGACGAGATCTTTTGCGTATCGAGTCAAGGTAGGTCTTCGGAGTCTTTCGCACTCTTGCGTCCTAGCTTCCAGTTCTCTGACCACAGAAAGAAACTTCTTCTTATCTGCGCCGCGCAAATGCTGGCAGAGTTCTTTAACTGCTTGGTTTACGTCTTTGTCTTTACTCACATTCATTGGTATTTTCTCCTTCCAAATTCTGCTATCAGGTATGCGTCAATCATACCGTCGTGGGGTTTTGTGGATCTGCCTTTCTTTGTCCAATCTTCTTCTGGAGCAATTTCGGAAACCAAGTCGAGGGCGGCTGTTTTAGTTTGTCCAGCAGCTACCCTACCAAGAATTTCTACCTGCCATTCTCTTGGTTCTACGGCGGCGACAAGCCACTCTTTGATCTCACAAGCTCCAAGAAGTTTTCCAAAGTTGATGGACATTGACCTCATAGCTTGGCTAGACTTCGCATGTTTCAGAGGTTCTTCAATCAGGATAAAGGGTTCAGTGTTGAGGTCTAGAATCCACTTCTTGAACGCGGAAACATCAACCTCACGCTTTTCTTTCCGCTTTAGGATGGGCATGGGGCATTTATCAATGATCTTGCCGTGGGGGGAGATGGCGCATATACCCCCGTCGATGCCGTTGTCGATCCCAACAATCATGAGTAGTGTTTTAAAAAGTCAGTGACAGTATCCGTTGGGTTACTGTTGTCCAGAGGGTCGCACGGGGCAACTTCCTCCCCGATCTCAGTTTCTTTCTTCCTCCGCTCGATTTCTCTCTTCAGATACCACTGGGCTTTCTCCAGGTCTTGAATGGTCGCCCCCTTGTGTTCCGCTCTCAAAATGTATTTCACCACGTTCCCCAAGCAAAAATTCATGTGTTCGGTGATCTGGATTACTTCAACCCCAGAGGGGTGAGACTTGTAGTGAGTTGGGTGGTTAACAGCATCCCCTTTCATAATCAGTCTTCCACTTCTACGTCGATGATTTTACGGTTCTTGATTTTTACAGCTTCGCCTTTGCTGGCTTTTGAGTTGTTGAGAATCGAGATTTCAATGTGCTTGGTCCCTTTGTTGTTTTCTTTCGCGTTAATGCCGAACGACTCAAAGAGAAGTTTGTGATATGTCTCCAAGTCTTTTACGTTTCGGATTGGGGGGAGCTTACCAACTACATCTCGTAAGTGTTGGAGGTAGGCGTTCCCCAAGAACGAGCGAATCTTTTCTTGTTCGGTTAGACTTTTAGAGTCATCAATATTACGAAGAATAACCTCTGCCTCTTCTTTGTGCGCCTCAAGTTTGTCGGCACTGTTGAGGAAGTCGGGGTCAAGAATCTTTTTAGTCTGCTCTTGGAGTTCCGTGCTTACGGGGTCGTCGTCTTCAACTAAGTCGATGGGGTTATTGTTCACCTCTTCTTTTGAAGGCACGTTCATTTCTTTGAACCAGGCATACAGAGTCGAGCTTGAAATCCCCAGTTCTTTCGCAATGGAAGCCCTACCCCATCCGGCAGAGTCTAATTCTATCGCCCGTGCTATTTTTGCTTTCTTTTGGCGATCTCTTTCTTTTCTGGTAGCCATATTAAAATAGTCTGCCTCATGTATCTTTTAGTGCAACTAGAATCCTACGTGCTATTTTGTGTCCATGCCCGTCAATAAACTAGAACCCAGAGTCACCAACGCTGGTGATAAAATGATGGTGGGGGGATTGAAGATCCCTGTGACCAGCACCCTTACCGCACTCCTATACGGATTTGCGAATCATAAAAAACCAGAAGCTAAAGAATATTACTTTTGGCGCATTGCTGATGTTATATGGAATAACGAAGACCTGCCTGAGCCGCTCTTAGAGAGACATCCGTGGGCGGACCTCATGATTAAAGAGGCGATATCCAACAAGTATCTCGCAGTGGGGGGTTCGGCAAGTTCTGGTAAGTCACACACTATGGCCGCTTGGGGGATCGTGAACTGGTTATCACGGCCCAGCGAAACCTTAGTCCTGATGACATCGACCACGCTTCGGGAGGCACGAAAAAGGATTTGGGGTTCAGTGATCTCTTTACTGTCAGTGGTGGAAGGGATGCCGGGTAAGATCAGGGACTCCATCGGAAACATCGCTTACATTAATGAAAAAGGCACTCTGATCGAGAAGGCTGGTCTTTCGCTCATCGCCGCAGAGAAGTCCAAGACAAGAGAAGCGGTAGGAAAGTTCATCGGTATTAAGCAGAAGAAGGTGATACTCATCGGGGACGAGCTTTCGGAACTGAGTGAGGCAATCCTCAACGCTGGTCTGTCTAACCTGTCGAAGAACCCGGAACTTCAGATCATCGGTATGAGTAACCCGTCATCGAGGTTTGATGCGTTCGGGGTCTGGTCTGAGCCGTTATTGGGATGGGAGTCTATGGACATCCTCCACGCAGACGAGTGGAAAACAAAGTGGGGCGGTAAGTATATCCGGCTTGACGGTGAACGCAGCCCCAACATCATGGCTGGGGAGACAAAGTATACCTACCTCCCAACAGAAGAGAAACTAGACGAGGACAAGAAGTTGCTGGGCGAAGAGTCGAGGGCATATATGCGAATGGTCCGCGCTGTGTTCTTCGATAGCGATGAGAACGAGGGCATATACCTGGAGTCGGAAATATCTCAGAGCGGAGCCATGAACCCTGCATCCTGGGCCGGGACTCCGGTTAAGGTCGCAGGACTAGACCCCGCTTTCACCAACGGAGGCGACCGCACGATTCTCTTTACGGGTCTGGTTGGATACTCGACCACGGGGCAGTTTGTTTTCGAGTTCGGGAAGCTATTTCAGCTAACAGATGACTCATCGAACAAGGCTGTGCCACGAACCTACCAGATCGTCACCCAGGTCATGAACATCTGTAAGAAGGAGGGCATCTCCCCGGATAACTTAGCGGTAGACTCCACTGGTGCGGGTGCGCCGTTCTGCGATGTCCTCTCTGGCGAGTGGTCCCCTCAAATCTTACGTGTATCCTTTGGGGGCAAGCCATCAGACAAACGGGTGTCCTCAAACAGTCGGCTTACTGGCATCGACCTCTACACGAACCGTGTATCGGAACTCTGGTTCGTGGGTAAGGAACTGATGCGGACGGGACAGATCTCAGGAATCGGGAATGAACTGGCGGCAGAGATCGTAGCTAGGAACTACGATATGGTGAAGTCTGGGTCACTCAAGATCAAGATTGAGTCTAAGCCCGACTTCAAGACCAGGTTCGGGAGGTCACCGGATATTGCTGATGCCGCCTTCCTCGCTCTTGACTGCGCTAGGCAGAGGCACGGGTTGGTAGCTATGGACCCACCGAAGGAGGGATCTCCGTTTACGATGCGCCCCAAGAGGACGATCAAGGCGATGTCGCAATCCCTGATCAACAACGACTCTATGTTGTTGAACGACTAGCTAGGGATTTATTGTATAAATCCCAATGTCGTTTTTTGATTTCTTCAAGGCGGTCAGCAACTGATTTGAAGTTCTCTATGATCACGTCAAAATCTTCAAGATCAATAACTGAACCCTCGCAAAAGTCAACCACTTCTTCCCAAGATACTAGAAGTTGATTCCCTTCGTCTCCATCGTCCACCAATTCTTCGATGTCTACGATTATCGTAAGTCCGTCCTCCCCAAAATGCAGAAAGGGTTCCTTAAAAGTTATGGAGTAATCTATTTCTACTGTTTTCGGTTTCAATTTCATATATCCCGCATCTTGAATCCTGTTTCCTGCAAACGCAACCAGAATTTCATGGGGTGGGTGGGGTCTTTTACACACTATAAGTGTAATAACCACCCCCTTATATCCTACTAAATTAGTCTAGAATTACGTGTTCACAACATATCGGAGAAATTGTGAACACCTGGAATCCCGAATCCTGAGTAGTGTCGAGCGGGGTTCCGCCTACAGGAATCGGGATACATGGTTCGGGGTGCTATATAATCCATAACAGGGAGCAATTACTTGCCCTAAAAACGTGTGTTTTATTATTATACCCCCTTAAAAAAAGTCTCGTATGAGGCTGGTTGTGTTTATCTGAGTCAGACAAACACAACTGAAGTCTTAAAAGACTTTTTATAGAGTATTATAAGAAGCGCATTAAAACACACGCTCCTCCTCTGTTGGGGCATATGGGGGGCGCGACATCCCTTGCGTTTGGTGGGAAATAGATTATTTTTAGTGGTGTCACAGAAATTCAAACGCTTGCCCTCTGGCCGGATACAATACAAAGGTGAATCCTTCCCAGGATTCAATAAGCCTAAACGCGCCCCGAAAGATTCAAAAAAGAAGTTTGTCGTTCTCGCCAAGCAGGGGGAGAAGATAAAGAAAATTTCATACGGCCACAGGGATTACCAAGACTTCAGACAACACAAAGACCCCAAGCGTAGGAAGAACTTTCGCGCACGACATAACTGCAAAACCGCAAAAGACAAAACTACAGCCCGGTATTGGGCTTGTAAACACCTCTGGTAGACGACATGAGCAAAGGAAGAAAAGGTAGGCGTAACCGCCAAGGCGGGATGAACACGGACACTCCCCCTCGCCCCACAGGTGTTAAGTCTCCAACTGCGAACCCTAAATCTAACCCAGGTGCAGGGTATGGTAAACCGATTGGTGGGAACAGAGGAAATACAGCGAACCCTAAATCTAACTCAGGTGCGGGGTATGGTCGCCCTGTTGGAACAGAACGGCCCAGTATGTTGGGGAGTAAGCCTACCCCTAGCCCTGCGTTCACCGAGACTCCACCTAGTCCTGCCTTGGTCAAACCACCAACCTCTACCCCTCCTAGCCCCGCAGGAGTTAAGCCTCCAACTGCGAACCCCAATTCTAGCCCAGGTGCTGGGTATGGTAAACCGATTGGTGGGAACAGAGGGAATACAGCAAACCCCAATTCTAACCCAGGTGCAGGGTATGGTCGTAAAGTAGGGTCTGAACGACCCAGTATGTTGGGCAATAAGAGGGACGTTTTAAATAGCGTTAGGAAGAAAAAACAAAAGAGTCGTTAATATTTTTATTAGGAACTTACAATGAGACAACGCAAGAGAAAACGAGGGCAATTCGGCAGTAAAAAGGATAAGGGG